TTCCACGCAAGATCCGATCTCAAGCGCCGAAAGAACACACGCGCTTGGGTGCGACTCAAAGCAGGGATGCGCGAATGTTGCGGTCGCAATCGATGTCGGGAATCAGGTCATAGATGGAGAATGCTCGGCAACGCTCACATCGGCGACAGGTGGAACGAATACAAGCGGTCCAAAGGTTCTCCAGCACACGATCGTCCGCCGCCTGACGCCGGTCGAATGCGAACGCCTGCAAGGCTTCCCAGACGGATGGACGCAGATCGGAACCGACAAGCCGACCGCCGATACGCATCGCTACAAGCAGCTCGGGAACGCCGTCACCGTGAACGTCGCCGAGTGGATCGCTAGGAGGACGATGGCATGGCTTGTGTCACCCTAATCGAGTCCTCGACTGGCGAGCTCGTCTTCGACGGGCTGCGCGTTACCTCGCGCCGAAGATGCCCTGTCTGCGAGCACGACTCGTGGTGTCTCGTCGATCCCGAGCGCCAGCTCGCGATCTGCCCGCGCACCGAGAGCAATCGGAAGATCGGCAGCGCGGGATGGCTTCATTCCCTCGGCGGCAGCATCCCGTCGCAGAAGGCGCAGCTGCGCCGGCAGGCGGTCGAGAACACGGTCGAGGCCCTCGAGGGCGGCGAGGCGATGCAGGCGCAGTTCGCGTCCTACACGGGTCATCGGATCCCGATGCTCGCGTTCGAGCTGGGCGTCAGCCTCGAGGCGCTCGCCGACCTCGGCGTCGGATGGAACGGCCTCTGGACTTTCCCGATGCGGAACCACAGGGACGAGATCGTCGGATTCCGCACGCGCACGCCGGAGGGCAGGAAGTACGCGATCAAGGGCTCGCGGTCGGGACTGTTCATCCCGCGCAGCGCGCGCCGGCAGGGTCATGTGTACGTCGTCGAGGGCGCGTCCGACGTGCTTGCGATGATCGACATGGGATTGAACGCAATCGGCAGGCCGTCGTGCCTCGGATGCGAGCAGGAGATCGCGAGATGGACAAGCGGCATGGAGGTGACGGTGATCGCCGACGCGGACGGTCCAGGGATCGACGGCGCTCTGCGCCTGACCCAGACGCTTCGTGGACCGGCCCGCCGAGTCGAGATGGCGTTGCCCCCGATGAAGGACGTTCGGGAGTGCCTGAACCACGGAATGACCGCTCGAGACTTGACGACCTCGCTGCGGAAATACGACGACCGGAGGAGTTCCAATGGCCCGAGAGCGTGACGCTAACCGGCTGGGAAAGGGGAAGGGACCTCGAGATGCTGCACTACCTCGCGACCCACGGGGAAATGGACGAGGGGACGTGCTTCGCCAAATGGCGGTTCAACGGGGCTCCCGCGATCTACGCGATGCGGAACATGGGCCACCCAATACGGGTGGAGCGCAGCCCGAGGGGCTTCCGCCGATACCTGTGGATCCCAAGCCAGTGAACGTGTTCATGCCGACCACGTCCGAGGACCTCGGCATCTACCGAAACATGATCTCGAAGGGGCTCATCAAGCCCTACAGGCTCCCCGACGAGATGGAGAAGCTCGCCGAGCGCGTCATGGAGATGATGCAGCTCGCGCAGGAATCAGGACGGCTGCGCGAGGCCATGAAGGCGGCGGAGATCCTGCGGATGCTGGCGGCTGACAACCGCGACATCGCGCTCGAGATCGACCGCATCGACCGTCTCGACGCCGGCAAGCCGACTGCGATCCAAGGGCAGGTATCCGCCGAGAGCCAGGAGCGCATCAGGCGCATCGTCTCGGTGCAGCGGACGGTCGGGAATACGGAGGCGGGTCATGTCGGAGGTCATGCGGATGGTGCGGGCGCTGCTCCGCGCCCAGGAATGCGTGGACCGGAACCTACCTTTGAGGCCGGCGGTCGTGTCGATCCTGCTCGAGGAGATCATGCGGCTCCGCAGGAGGGTCTCGGCTCTCGAGCGCAGGATCCACAGGGAGGACAGACGGAATGAGCGAATGGCACTTCACGGCGCAGGCGATCCCGAAGGCGCAGCCGAGGGTGAGGGCGACATCGTTCTCGAGGGGGATGGTGAGGATGTGGACGCCGGACACGGCGGACAGCTTCAAGGGGGCGGTGGCGATGGCGGCGAGCCGAGCGGTTGATCCGGCGGTCACGCCGATCCGAGACGGCTGGAGCCTGACCTGCGCCTTCTACCTGCCCCGACCGAAGCGGCTCATGGGCCGGCGGGGAGGTGCGCGTGAGCGCATCCCGCACACCGCGAAGCCAGACATCGACAACCTCGTCAAGGCGGCGGTCGACGCCATCGTGAACAGCGGCGTCGTGCATGACGACGCGCAGCTCTACTGGATCAACGCGATCAAAATCTACGCCGAGCCCGAGGGACAGCCTCGCGCGGAGTTTGTTCTCTCGACGAATACGGAGACAGTGAATGGCTAGGTACACGCAGACGCTCAAGGACATCCTCGCTCGGTTCAACAACAACGGCGGAATCGATGTGAGCCTGACCGAGGTCGCCAATGAGCTCGGCAGGAACCGAGCCACGATCCATGCGCACCTGACGCGCCTGGTCGAGCTCGGCTACCTGAAGAAGGTCGAGTACGGTCGATACCTGATAACGCCCGCCGGCAAGGCGGCGCTTGAGGCGCGCCCGATCGCGCGGTCATTCATCCGCTGCCCCGACTGCGGGCGCAAGATCACGCTGTAGGAGCCGCGCCACGGTCGTCGCCGCGAGCCGACGCCCTCCGCGCCCAGTGAACCCGTCCGCAGCCAGTGCGCTTGCGATGCGCCGTAGCCCGAGCCCCTGCGCGTGCAGCTCCCGAGCCCGAGCGATCGCGGCTTGCTCGCCCTTGTCGGCGACAAGCGTCTTCCGTTCGGAGCCGTCCGTGACGGTCACGCACGCCACGCGATAGCCGAACGGCACGGAGCCTCCGGTCTTCTCTCCACGGGCTCGCTTGGCCCGCAGGGCGGCGGCGGTGCGCGCGCGGATCATATCGCGCTCGTACTGCGCGAACAGGTCCACGATGCCGCGCATGACCTTCGCCATCGGCTCGTCGGAGTCAGTCCCCTCGCCGGCGGCGGAGATGAGTCGCGCGCCGGCGCGGGCGACCTCAAGGTCAACCCAGCCCGCCACAAGGTAGTCGCGGGCGATGCGGTCGCGCTTGGCAACGATCAAGCAGTCGCCCTTGCCAAGGGACTCCAGGGCGGCGACAAGCCCTTCGCGCTCGGCGATTGGCGTCGATCCGCTCACGCCCTCGTCGGCGAATACGGAGACGGAATGGGCTCCGAGAGCTCTGGCGCGCGCCTCGCACGCCGCGCGCTGCGCCTCAAGCCCGAGCCCGCTCTGCGCCTGCTCATCGGTCGAGACTCGGAGATAGATGAGGGCCTTCAATCAGCACCTCCGATTGTGTCCGGCGGGCGAATGATGACGCCGAGCATATCGACGCGATCAACCGACTTGAACAGCGGCGTCTCCATCTGCTCACGACGCCACTCCTCGGCATCGCACTGCTCCGAGGGCGCGATGCCGACATAGACATACCCCGCCTCGTCTTCATAGACAAGGTAGATCGGAACGCCCATATCGCCGGGTATCCGTTTCATCTCGCCGATGCGCTTGGCGGTCTCCAGCCGACCACTCGTCAGCGTGAACCGGACATCGGGGTCGATGGTCAGGAATGCGGTCCGCAAACTCATGCCCTTCACGATGCACCTCCTAGCTTGATCGGTCTGCGGGCTCGGCGCTCCGCCGTCCGCAGGATCTCGTCCACGGCAGAGTAGACGCCGCACCCGACCTGTAGGTTGCGGCGGTTTCCCCAATGCATGATCGACGCGGGCGATGCGATTCCGTTGTCGGCGATCGCGGTCGCCAGCCAGCTCCAGGTCTGCCCGAGCCGCTTCAGCCGCCGGTCGGTCAGGGCGTGCATGGCGTCCGAATGGCGCTGTAGGTTAGGTCGTGACGATGGCGTGTTCTGTTTCGTGCGCGGCATGGCAGATGGCGGTCCTCGGAATGTTGGTGATGAGACGGAAACGCGCCGGGACATAGAGCCCCGACGCGATGAACGATGAGAGGATGAATGCAGGGATCATGTTCGCATTTTGGTCTGATCCTCGACCTGCGCAAGGAGCTCGGTGAGGATGTTCTCGTCAGATTCAAACGCAGCGGCGATTTCGTCGTCGTTGCCCTCGTTGTCCCTCTTAACAGAGTACGCGTTGTCGATCGCGCTCGTCAGTGCGGAGATGAGGTGATTCAGCTTGTCGTCGGGAATGTCGAATGTGATCTTCATGGTTTGTCTCCTATGGGGTTCAGCCCGCAGTCGCCTCGTCCTCGCAGGCCTCTGCGTACTCGGATCCGTAGTTCAAGGCGACATCGCGCAGCAGCATCTTGCTCTTCACGGTCACGGAGTCGATCGGCGCGAGGATGCGCCATGCGGTCACGACGCCGTCGCAGTTGATAGCGACCGACGCAACGCACGCATAGACGGGATTGGCGTTGATCCCAGCCTCGGTCAGGCGCGTGATGAACACGGTCGACCCTTCGGGAACGAGGGTATCGCCGTCCGTGATGGTGCGGTTGAGGATCGCGATCGCGATGGTCCGGGTCGGTTCGTAAGCTGGCATTGTGTGGCTCCTATACGGTTCGTATTCGGGCGACGGTCGCCCGCACCGCGCCCGGTCGCATCGGGCGCGTAGCGGAGGATCGGCGGTCAGATCTTCCCAATGTCCATGCGAGTCACGAACCAGTCAACCCAATAGAGCGAATCAGGATCGCTCACGGTCACAAGGCCGTCGAACCCAACATCAACCGCGACCAATCCCTCGCGATCGGCTTCTGCGGAATCAACAATGTGCGTGATTCGCCATGCATGGCGACGGCTAGGGCGCGAGATCACCGGCCATTTGTTGCACCAGTCATAGTCGGGAAACCCGCGCTTGCGGAACTCCGCGACCGTAAGCCCGATGCAGTCGTGAATGCAACTCACTTCGCACCTCCCTTGTTCGCGTTGCAGAGGATCGTGACGAGGCGGTTCAGGTTGGCGCGCGCGGTCTCGGCGTCCGCCAGCCGGACATCGCGGTGCGGCCCGCAGAGGATGGCGAGCCCGCGCTCCATGCGCTCAATCTCGCGGTCGAGGGAATGCACCGCGCCGAGCACGGCGCGCGTGAAGGCGTCAAGGTCGGCACGGTCGATGAGAACGGGAACATCGTGATCGACAACCTCGTAGGAGTCGATCTCGCGGTCGGTGATCGCCCTTCCGAGCAAGTCGCAGATGAGATCGGGATGGCCTTCGATGCGAACGAAGTTCTCGCGCGCCGGAACCATATCAATCCGAGAGGGGCGGGGCGCGGAGAACCCATTCCGCGCGGCGAGGATCTCGGTATCGACCTTGTCCGTGATCGGATCGAAGTCGCAGATGCGCTCGGAGATCGAATCCAGGTCACAACCGACGAGCGTGCAGACGCGCTCGCCGTCGTGCATCAGAACAGCGAGATACCCGCCGTCCGTTCGCGCCGTGATTCCGAGCGGCTGATCGTCGTCGGCCTGCGCGAAGCGTTCCTCGGCGATCGCGTCCTCGGCAATCTCCAGCAGCTCCGCCGTGATCGACCCGCGCCGATGCGCCCACTCGGTGCGATCGACCGTGGCGAACACGCTCGGGATGATTCCGCACTCATGCTCGGTCGGGAACATGCGCTCAAGGGTATCGCGAACATGGTCCATATCCGTCACGCCGTCGTTGCTGTTGAGATCGTAAATGTGCATCGTATGGCTCCTTACTTGGTCATGCGGTTTCCGCGCCATGCAAGCAAATCTCCGCACTGGTCGCAGGTGAATCCATCGGGATACGCGCCCGATGACTTGGTGATCGGCTTCAGCTTGGTATCGAACAGGATCGACGGGTCGTCCTCGGCGGCGGCGACAAGGCAGGCGAAGCAGCAGGGCGTCGTCGCCGTATGCGCGCCGTTGCGAAACGAGTCGAGGCAATCCGCGCAGACGATGCGAGCAGGATCGCCGTCGCCGCCGACGCACGAACCGCAACGCTCGCACTGGATTCCCTGCGCAGGATCCGAATGCATCTCCTCATGGAAAATCCGAGCGACCGCGCGGGCGCTCTCGGATGACGGTCTCTTCTTGCACATTGTGTGGCTCCTATGTCGAGGCTACGCGCCTCGGTTGTGGGATCGTACAACCACTATCGGCTCGCGTCAAGGCGCAGCGTGAAAGATTTTCTGCACCCCCAGCGAATACGATCCGTATTCGCGTATGCGGGCGCGCGCGGGCAGCTCGGGAACGGCATCGGAACGCTGCGACGGCGTGCCCGGTCGGATCGGCGGCGCTGGCGGCTCCGAGCTTGCCCCCGTAGTCCTAATTGCTTGTCAATTGCGTAGCGCGTGCTATGTGTGCGTCACGCGTCTATACGCGCGCATATACGCGCGCGCGCACGCGCACGCACGCGCACGCGCGCGACCCACCTAACAAACCCCTACCCTAACAGACACCGACCCTAACGCCTGTTAGGGCAAACAGACACCGAACAAACGCGCCGAGCCGATCCCGAGCCCGAGCCCGCGCCGAATCAAAAAACCTAGGGAAAATCGCGGGAAATAGTGCGGAAACGCGACCTATCGCGCCGATGCTAGTACAATCCTACAACCGCGCGCAGTGCGCGGACCACACCCCTAACGGAGCCCCCGCAATGCAGAACCGAACCCCCGAACCGTCCGCCCTTGAGATTGTCGGCACGCTTGCAAGCCTCGCCGCCGTCATCCTCGCAATCCTGATCCTCGGAGCCTAACCAGTGAACCCGAACGCATGGACACAAACCGCAGACGGAACCGCCACGCGCGCGCGCCGAGCCCAAACGCGCGCCGATGTTCTCGACATGATCGACGCGGCCGAGGATGCCACCGCAGACGCACACGGCGCGGGCGCGTCAGACTTTGACGCCGCAGCATCGATCGCGCGCAGGAACTTGCGCGGAGCTTACGACGCGCGCCACCTACTCGGCGCGGGCGACCTACTGCGGCTCGCCCTTGCCGTGCGCAGCGCGCGCCGCACCTTCGCCAACTACATCGACCTACCCGAGGAGCCCACCCGATGAAGCTTGAAACGATTCAGCCCGCCGCCCGGTCAGCCGTTCCCATGATGGATTCCCCCGAATGGCGCGCCGACTTCGCGCGCGGACTCCGCTCGGCGCTTGCCGCCCAAGGCACGCGCCCGCGCTACCTCGCCGACGCACTCGCCAGGATGCGCGCCACGCTCGGACCTACCGAGCTCTTCGAAGTCTCCGCCCCGCACGCGAGCGCAAACGGCAAGCTTGCGAAGAACGCGAGCGCGACCCTCGCGTTTACGGGCGCGCCCGCGACGGCTTCGGGCTTTAATGTCTGCCCTGCCTCGACCGCAGGATGCAGGGCGCTTTGCGTCCTCTCGGAGGCCTGCGGATACGCAGCGATCGAAGCCCGCGCAGGCGCCGATACCATCATGCGCGCGCGCGCGCGCCGAGTCGTCGCCTTGCGGGAACACCCCGTAGCCGCAGGCGTGGAGCTCGCCCGATGCATCGGGAGGGTATCGCGGCTTGCGTCGTCGCTCGGCGTTCGTGCCGTCGCGCGATTGAATGTCGGAACCGATCTACCTTGGGAAACCTTCGACGAGCTCGGCGCGGCTTTCGCGCGCTTCCGAATCGAAGGGTACGCGTACACGAAACGGCCGCACGCCGTTCGCCTCGCGATGCGCGCGGGAGGATTCGCGAACGCCACGCGCATCGTTTATTCGTGGTCGGAATGCGTCTCCGAGCGCCTCGCGTGCGACTACCTCTCGACCGGGGGCAGTGTCGCCGTAGTCTTTGCAGGACTCGGCGTAGGCGACCGCGCCGCGCCGCTTCCGCGCGCGTTCAGGATCGGCGGACGGGAATGGCGCTGCATCAATGGCGATGCGACGGACGACCGTACGACCGATCCGCGCGGCGTCGTCGTCGCATTGAAGGGCAAGGGACCGCTCGCGACTCGCGACCGCGCGCGGCTTGCGCAGGCGAATCGGCACGGCTTCGCGATCGACCCGACCGACCCGCGCGCGATTTGGTAGAGCCACCAGGACAACCGATCGAACCCGCAAGCGCCGTAGGCAACCCCTACGGCGTTCGTGTTTGTTTGAGGGATCGACGCACGCGACCGCCGGCCGGCGGACTCTCGGAGGGATTCCGCATGGTTTGGATTGACTTTCGATACCATCGCCGCGATAGACTCGCCACGCGTAACGGGCGACGGAAGAGAGCGTAGGGCGAAGCCCCGCAGCGAACAGGCAAGGGCGAAGCCGAGAGGGAAGCCGAGCCGAAAGGGAAGGCAAGGCTACGCGAGGCTAGCGGCTAACGCCGAGCCCGACGAACACCGACAACCGACCGAGAGCGGGAACGGACCACAAAGCGTAGCGCATCGACCGAAGCGCTACGCGTGCAGTGTGATCGGCGCGCGATCGAACGACGGAACGCATGGGGTAGGGGGGGTTAACATACCCCCTCCTGCGCGAAAGGACCCTATCCCAGGTCTCGTTAGACGGTTGTTACCCGGTGCTGGGTCGTGACCCCCTGTATATGTGGAAACTAGGCCGCAGGGGGTTGTGTTAGACGCGGTTTCGACCCAAGCGCAAGAGTTCTTGCGATTGGCGTGAAACCTAGTCTAACACGACGAGGGTATTCGTTATTGGGTTGTGGTAAGGGGAAAGTGGATGTTTATCTTCCTGTTTGTGGAAGCACAGGGGCTCACTCTCGAGGAGTTCTGGTGGGGATGCCGGGAGGCGTCCCATTGGTTCTGTCCGTACCTGCTGGGGGTGGAGAACGGTCGTCTGCACGACGAGCTCCAGTTCATGCTCGACGAGGCCACGGACTGCTATGTGGAGCTGCCCCGTGGACATGGGAAGACGAGCAACATGGCTGCGCGGGTGGCGTGGGAGATCGGCAGGAACCCTGAGATCCGCGTCAAGATCGTCGCGAGCACGGACGACGAGGCGGCGAAGACGGTCACGATGATCCGCAAGCTGATCGAGAGCGAGGAGTACCGCAAGGTGTTCCCTGCGATCGAGCCTGACGGCCACTCGACCTGGGGCAACACGGCGTTCACGGTGAAGCGCGCGAGGCTGATCCGCGACCCGACCGTCGAGGCGGTGAGCGTGTTCGGTCGCGCCGGCGGTCGATCGGACCTGCTGATCGCCGACGACGTGTGCGACCTGCGGAACGCGGTGCAGCAGCCGAGCCTGCGCGAGCAGGTCAAGGAGAGCTGGAAGACGATCTGGATGCCGACGCTCGACAGGTCGAGCCCGAGGCCGCGCATCTGGAAGTTCGGAACGCCCTATCACGTCGCCGACATCACGGCTGAGTGGCGGGCGTATCACTCGGAGCGCGGCGGCTTGTTCCGCCGTCCCGTGCGCGGGTACGAGGGTCCGTGGCCGGAGGTGTTCACTGCGGACATGCTCGAGGACCTTCGCGAGAAGCTCGGTCCGATCGCGTATGCGAGGAGCTACGAGCTCTCGCCTGTCTCGAGCGACCAGCTGGTGTTCGACCACTGGTGGCTCGACCGCGCGTTCTACGAGGGGAACGTGCCGGAGTTCGTGCGCGCGACGGGACAGTCGATCGCCGCGACCGACTTCGCGTTCAGCGACAAGACGGTGAAGAAGGGCGATCCCGACTACTCGGTGCTCGTGACCGGGTACCGGTCGATGGACGGCTACTGCTACGTCGACAGGGTCGTGCGCGCGCGCGTTCCGTTCCCCGAGTGGCTGCGCATCTGCGCGAGGGAATGCAGGTCGTCGAACGTGAGCGTGCTGATGGCGGAAGGCAACGGACCGCAGGCTGGCCTGGTGCAGCAGCTCTCGATGGCCTGCGAGACGGCGAGCGTCGTGCCGCTCGTCCGCACGAAGGACAAGCTCTCGCGCGCGAGCGAGAAGCAGTCGTTCGTCGAGACGGGCAGGCTTCGGCTCCGTGGCGAGCGCGGCAAGGTCTGCCGCGAGCACGCGCCGCTCTACGAGGAGATGACGACGTTCCCGGCGGGGGACCATGATGACACGGTCGACGCGGTCGTCGACCTCATGGAGGCTTGCATGAGGGCCGGCTATGGCCTGACCGCGAGGCCCGAGTTGACTTCGAGCGGCAGGAACAGGCTGTGGAGGCTATATGGATGAGCTACTGAAGAAGGGTCGTGGACGGGGCAAGCGCAAGTCGAGCGAGGCGGTCGAGGGCGATCTTCCGTCGAAGATGATGGTCCCCGTCGCGATGCCGATCGAGATGCAGCGGACGTTCTATGCGTCCGTCGCCAAGATCCTGCGCAATCCGTCGCTGTCGTACCGCAAGGACCGGCAGCTGATGAAGCAGATGAGGAACGACCCTGACTGCATGGGTCCCCTCACGCAGCTCCAGGTGTCGATCGCGGGGCTCGAGTGGCAGGTCAAGCCGTTCGACTCGCGCGATCCGATGCAGGAGGAGATGGCGGAGCGCGTGGCCGAGATCATCCGCCGGCTCCCGCGATTCCCGGACATGGTTCGGCACCTGCTCGACGCGGTGTGGTACGGCTCGAGCGCGCTGAACGTGATCTACTCGCGCACCGAGCGCGGCGAGATCGTTCCCGTCGACTGGATCCCGTTCAACCCCGACGTGCTCATCGTCCACGAGGACGGCACGCCTGGGATCAAGGTCGGTCCGCGCTACTACGGCGAGATGGGCGGCACGGGCGGCGAGACCCAGCAGGGCTTCGACAGCCGCGTGCATCTCTTCACCGAGCTCGAGCAGCGGGCCGTGCTCTGGCACCGATACATGGTGCAGGGCCCCGACTTCGACGATCCATACGAGACGGCGTACTCGTACATGGGCAAGGGCGTGCGCGACGTGGTGTGGTGGTACTGGAACCTGAAGCAGGCCGTGCTCCAGAACTGGGCGACGTATGCCGAGCGTTACGCGCAGGGCATCCGCGTCGGCTACTACCCGATGGCGCAGAAGGGCGGCAAGGAGGAGATGGAGACGATCCTGCGGAACCTCGTCGGCGACGTGTCGGCGGTCGTCCCGCGCACGACCCCCGGCCAGAAGGACTACGAGATCGAGATCAAGGAGCCCGGTGCGGCCCGCGCGCAGGTCTTCGCCGACCTGACCGAGTGGCTCGCCAAGAACATCAAGGAGCTCATCGTCGGACAGAGCGCGACGAGCGAGGCGGTGTCGACGGGTCTCGGATCGAGCGTCGGCAAGGAGCACTCGAAGACGTTCACGCGGCAGATGAAGTTCGTTGCGGACGGCCTCGCCGAGACGATCACGCACCAGTTCGTGCGCGAGATCGTCGACATGAACTTCGGCCCGCAGGAGGACTACCCGCGCTTCGAGTTCTCGATCGAGTCGGTCGACATGGAGAAGAAGCTCGAGGCCGTGCGCATCTTCGTCAACGAGCTCGGAGGCACTGTCAGCGAGGCCGAGACGCGAAAGATGCTCGGGCTCGCGATCCCCGACGTGGACGAGCCCGTGCTCACCGGCAAGGTCAAGGACATCCTTCCTGACCTCTCGACCGATGGAGGAGACGACGACGGCCCGATCCTGAATGCGAAGGACGTGTTCTCGAGGATGACTCCAGGCGAGCTGAACCGCGAGGCGGTGCGCCGTCGCCGGCGCAAGCCGAAGGGGAACTGCGGCAACGGGTTCGGCGGCTTCACCGACGCGAACAACTGCGCGGCAGGCAAGCACGACTATCCCGATACACGGAAGAGCCCGACGAAGAAGGCGAAGAAGAGGAACGAGAAGGGCGTCGGCGACTGCGTCATCGAGAAGCATCGCGTGCTGGTCGACGAGGGATACTCGGATGACCAGGCATGGGCCATCGCCTACTCGATGTGCGGCGAACCGAAGAGCGAGCATGGCCGTCCGCCGAAGGCGTTGAGCACGGAGGCTCGCAAGGACCGCGCCGGCGAACTCGTCAGGCAGGGCCTGAGCGTCGAGCAGGCGGTCCGCATCGCCGCCCGCGACTCGATGCTTTCCCGCGAGGGCGAGGTCGTCAAGGGCGACACGCATACCTTCGACCGCGAGGAGGAGAAGGTCGGCGAGAAGGAGACGTTCGACGAGGCGGAGGGATACCTGCCGCCTGAGAAGGTCGCGTCGAACGCGCGCCGTGCCCTCGATGTCCGCGAGACCAAGCCCGAGAGCGAGCGCGGCATGACCGCAGTCGGCCTCGCGCGCGCCCGCGACCTCGCCAACCGCAAGCGACTGTCCGAGGAGACCGTCCGCCGCATGGTGCGGTACTTCGACCGCCATCAGTCGGACAAGAAGGGCGAGACGTGGGACGAGCAGGGCAAGGGCTGGCAGGCGTGGCAGGGCTGGGGCGGTGACGCTGGATGGACATGGGCGAAGCGCATCGTCGCCCGCCTCGACGCCGAGAAGACGAAGAACGGCAAGGTCGACGGGCTCAAGGGTCCGTTCGACTTCGACTCCCAGGAGGAGGACGACCAGTGAGCTCGATGTCCGCCATCGAGCGCATGATGGATGCCGCATGGAAGCGCGGGCTTGCGCGCCGTCGCTGGGACGGCATGGCGCGCGAGGTCGGCGATGCGCTTGCATCCGCATGGGACAGCGGCAGCAGGCTGTATCTCCCCGAGGGGGCGGGCGGTGGCGACATCGCCCGCTTCCTCGAGGCGTCGAGGCGGCTCACCATGCGCGCGATGCAGGAGGTCGAGCCGAGGTACGCGGCTGCGTCGGCGCGTCACGGCGAGGACATGGTCGCCGCGATCTACCTGCTCTTCTTCGACGAGGACGATGCCAACATGCGCCAGATCCCCCGAGGCGTCCCTGCGGCGATCTCGAGGCGCGCGGCACGGTTCGACATCCCGATCGCGCAGGCGCGCACTGGGCTCGAGATCCTCGGGCAGGACGCGGACATGCAGGCGCTCGTCAGGACGATCCCGAGGCGGTCGGTGCTGCCTGCCCTCGACGAGGCGCGCCGTTCGTACAACGTCGGCATCGCCGAGGCTGGAATCTCCGCGCCCGATGCGGAGATCCGTCCCGACGCGCCGGCCCCGAGGCGTCGGTTCCCGCTCTGGGAGATCAGGGAGATCATGGACCGCAGGACGCGCGGCAACCCCTCAGGCGACTTCCCCGACGACGGCTACCACTGGCAGGTCGGCGGCTACATCAACACGATGGAGGAGATCGTTCGGCAGAACTGCGTTCCCCCGTGCGGGCGCAACTGCCGCGCGAGCCTGTTCCCCGTCAGCCGCGCACGCGCCGAGACGCTCGGCCTCGTCGACGCCGCCGGTCAGGTCGACTTCGCCGCCATCAGGGCGTACAACGGCGACAGGCAGGGCTACATCGACCGGGGCCAGTACCCCGATCCTCGTTTCCGATGATGTTAGATGAATGATTGATATTAGTGCGTTTATCGGCACTAATCGCAGTCTATCTTGCATTATCTATTTGCTTTTCCCTTGCCTCTGATGCGTTATACGCACGGATGCAGGGATCCCACGACATCGACGAATCCGAGGACAAGGTCGTCATCAGGCGGCTCGAGCTGTTCTCTGGCTTCGATCCGACCATCGACGACGGCTCCGACGAGGAGATCAAGCGTTTCGACCGCCGCAAGGTGGCGCGCATCGTCGACCGCACGCGGCAGTTCATCAGCCGCCGGCAGCACCCTCGGCTCGTCATCATGCACGCCCAGGAAGACCACTCCGAGCCGAAGGAGGCCGTGGGCGCGATCCTCGACGTGCAGCTCGAGGAGCGCAATGGCGTGCCCTTCGTCGTCGGCGACGTGGAGATGTCGCGGGGCGACTTCGACTCGTACATCGCGTCCAACAGGTATCCCCGACGATCGGCGGAGATCTGGAACGACGACCACATGAGCGAGGTGGCGCTGCTCGGGCGGGACACCCCGCGCCGTCCGCTTCCAGACACCCGCTTCTCCAAGCAGGGTGAGAAGACCGTGTTCGCGATTGAATGCTCCTCCTGCTTCGAGGCTGCGCCCGGGGTGGGCAACGTGTTCGTACCCGGCGCAGCCGTGAAGAAGAAGGAGTCCAACATG